CGCCTGCGTCATTTCTTTGCCGTAGTTAGGATTTTTCGATCCCTTCTTTGCATCCGAAATTTTCTTTAGAGCCTCTTCAGAAAAAGTTCGTCCATATGCCGGGTGATCCTCTCCGAATTTACCAAAATTAGGGTTTAGCTCACCGGTAATACTTCCGGAACGTTCTTCAGACCACTTACGCTTCTGCCATTCAGAGTGCTTGGGGCCTCGCGGCTGGGGCCAACCTTTTGCATAGGTATTCCCCCTCATCCGCTCGGACACTATCTTTCTTCGCTCTTCAGTCCACTTGTGGCCTTTAGAACTTTTGCCGCCTTCGGCAATGTTTAAAAGATGGTTACCTTCCAAACGCAATTTACTGATCCAATAAATTTCAGCTAGCAGTAGTTCATCGTAAGGCTGGTCAATAAGCTCTTGCAGGACATCAACCACTATCATATCGCTACCATGCTTGGCTATCCAATCATTGACAGGATAGTTTTTCTGGTTAGGGTTATTCGTTCTCTTTATATGCCCTTTCAACCTGCTCTGAGCAGTTTTTGTGGTAAGCCCCACATACCTATACTCAGAGCAGGTTGAAAGTCGTAAACCGTAGATTACCAAAACACTACAATGTACATGAGACACATTGGGATTCGTCAGCACCCTCAAGAGCGTCACTACGTACCCTTGCGTAGTAAAGAGACTTGATTCCTTTTCGCCACGCGTAAATGTATGCCTGATTCAAGGTCCTTGTACTGTCTTGGTTCGTATAGAACAGGGTCAGCGACATGGCCTGATCCACGTGCGGCTGCGCAGCAGCATATACGTCGATAACGGCACGCCAGCCAAGATCGTAGGCGTCCTTGAAGTCCGCGTAGTTCTCATTGGTCAGTCCCGGAGTAGCGTAGGCCACGCGTCCGATCTTGCCCTCCTTGCGGATCTCCACAGCGGCCACAGACGGGTGGATGGACGCCGTCCCGCCGTTGACGTAGGAGATGGATCCGGTCGGGGGCACTGCCATGAGATAAGCGTTATAGAGGCCGTGCTCAGCAATTTCTTCTGCAAGGTTAGCCCAGCTGTCTTCGTTCGGAATCCAAATGCCGTATTTCTCGAAAATTGCCACAGTGTTGTCATTGGGCACCACCATGGACGGATCGGAGTACTTCTCCGTCAAGTAGGCTGGATCCGCGTACTTTGATTTCTCGAATTCGTAGAAACGCTTCCCACGTTCCGCTGCCAACTTGCATGATGCCCGTAGGGCATGGAAAGCCACAGTCATGAAGTAGATGTTGGTGAAGTCAAGCGAGTCCTCATCACCATACTGCATGCCTTCGGTGATAAAAAATTGGTGAAGGCCGAACTGGCCCAGTCCGATGGAGTGCGATTTGTCGTTACCATTGCGCACAGACGGAACCGAATCGATCGACGTGATGTCGGAGACCTCGGTCAGCAGGCGCACAGCCGTCTCGACCGTCTGGGCGAGGTTGCCGCCATCCATGGCGTACTTGACGTTCATGGAAGCAAGGTTGCAGGAAATGTCCCGGCCCTCTTCCTCGTAGGAGAGGTCATCACGCAGCACGGAGGGGGTGGAGACCTGTACAATCTCGGAGCAGAGGTTGGACATATCAATCGTACCCGCAATAGGATTTGCGCGGTTGACAGTGTCAATGTTGAGGATGTACGGGTAGCCGGACTCGAACTGGATCTCCGCGATCAGCTGGAACAGGTCACGGGCCTTGGGGTAGTCCTTGTGCTTGTACTTCCGGATGGCCGCGTTGTCAACCATGTTGTCGTACTCGGCGGTGATGTCCACCTTGGAGAACGGTACGCCGTAGAAGCGCTCCACGTCGTACGGGGAAAACTGGTAGAGCACCTCGTCATTCTTGGCCAGCTCGTAGAGCTTGTCCGTGAGGACTAGACCGATTGACAGCGTCTTGAGGCGCGACTTCTCATCAGCGTTCTCCTTCTTCGCATCCAGCACGCGGAACACGTCCGGGTGGTGGGCGGAGATGTAGACGGCACAGGCACCCTGACGGGAGCCCAGCTGGTTGGCGTAGGAGAAGGCGTCATCGAAGAGCTTGCAGACCGGCAGAACACCGGATGCCATGTTCTCCAGCTGCTTGATCGGGGCACCGAATTCACGCAGGTTGGAGATGTTGAATCCGACACCGCCGCCACGCTTGGACAGCTGCAGGCCGGTGTTCACGGCACGCCCGATGGAGTTCATTGAGTCCTGAATGTCGATCAGGAAGCAGGAGACACGCTCGCCGCGCTGCATCTTACCGCAGTTGGCAAAGGTCGGCGTGGCGGGCTGCAGGCGTCCGGTGATGATCTCCTCGATGATCCGGCGTGCCTCTTCCGAATTGCCATTGGCAAGCTCCAGAGCCACAGCCACAACGCGGTCCTCGAAGCGCTCCATCCATGTCTCGCCGTCGAAGGACTTCATGGCATAGGCCGTGTAGAACTTCATGGCACCAAGGAACGACGTGAAGCGGTGCTTGAATCCGTAGGCGTACTTGTAGAGATCCTTGATCTCCGCGTCGTCGTACTTGTCCCAGACGCTCTTGTCGTAGTACCCGTTGACAAACAGGTAGTCCAGCTTTTCCTCAAGGGAGGGGTGGTACATGAATTTGCGGTTGACTTCCTGCAGGTGGTACTGCCGAGCAGCTTCCTTGTCCGCCTCGAAGTCAATCTTGTGGTCGTCTGTCCAAAGGTTCAGCTTTGAATTGAGGTCGATATACGACTCTTCGGTTACTTTGTTTCCCAAAACTTTTCCAGTCCTCTTTTGACGTTCGTTACGTCTTCATCCATACCGGCTAGCTCAAATGTATACAGCAGCGGTACGCGGCATTTCTCACTTATGATCCTACCACTTTTGGCGTAATCCTCCAAAAAGTTACGGTTCCCGGTGCCTATGACCCCCCGGATTAGGGTACGATTATTGATGTTGTTTAGAAATTTGATGACCTGCTTTGGGACGAAATCCTTGCCGTTGGCCCCGTATGTCGGGACAATCAGGACGAATTCCTCAGCAACCGTGAATTCTGCTGCGTCCGCGCTCTTCAGCGGAATCCGCAAAGCAGGTTCACCAAGTTTCTCAACGAACCGCGCCGTGTAGCCCGAGACGTTGCTGAAGTAAACGATCAAGCAGCTGGCTCTTCAGCAGCAGGAGCAGCCAGTGCCGCGATCTTGTCGGGCTTGAAGCCGGACCAGTGGTCATCATCCGTCACTACGACAGGGGCCTGCGCGTATCCGAGGGACTTGACATACTCATACGCCTGCGGATCCTCGGAGATGTCAATGGTGCTATAGACCAGACCCTCCTTGGTGAGCTTGCGGTAGGTTGAGTTGCATGCCACGCAGGCAGGTTTGGAGTAGACTGTGATCGCCATTACTCTCCTCTTTCTTACTTTTTGATGGACTATCTATTCTACAGGAGACGCAGGGATTCGAGCATTTCCATGGGGTGCTTCATGGCGTTTCCGGACTCCTCGCCGATGTAATCGACGGTGCATCGGTTGTGTGTCATGTACTTCAGAATGCCGACTCGACCGTTGTGTTTCATACCCGAATCGGAGTCGTAGGCGTCCGTCTTGACCCGGACGTAGTCGCCGATCTTGACGTTCCCGTAGTCGAAATCCTTCCACTCCCCAGCGAGAGCTTTTTCGGGAACCTGTTTCAGGCTGTCCCGTCCGGCCTCGCTGAGCAGGTTGTAGACCAGCGTCTTCTGATCTGCCGTCAGACCCTGCCGATCCAGCACGACGGCGAGGGACACCATCGCCTTTACCACTTCCGGCTGCATGCCGATTGCGGAGTAGAGCTCCTGCAGCTTGTTGTACTCGAACATCAGCGGTTGTCTCCGCTCCCGGCCAGAACCCCGCGTGCACGCCGATCCCGCAGCTTCTCCACGTTGTACTCAGCGACCTCTTCCAGAGTATAGCCAAGTTCGTGGGCGGCACGGGCCGCATACCAGAGAACGTCGCCGATCTCCTTGGAAATTTCAGCGCGGTCTTCAGGAGAGAGGACACCATCCTTATCACGGTAGATCTTCTTCACCTTGTTGAGGATCTCACCCGCCTCACCGCCCATCCCCAGTACGGTGTAGTTCAGGGCCGTAAGACTTCCCTGCCCAACCTCAGGGTAGATGGCGGTCGATGCTACAGCGTCTTCGTATTCGAAAAAGTCCATGATAAATCCTTATTGCTAGTGTATGAGGGGAAAGATGTGCCCCCGCAGTCAAGAACTACAGGGGCACACCTAGGGTAAAGACTTTGTGTTACTGGAGGAAGGGCGGCGGGGCCAGTTCAGTTGTAGGCGTTGCCCACGGGCTGTCCGTCGCAGCTGCCTGCTGTACCGGCTGGGGAGCCACAGGAGCCTGCTGGACGGGCTGCTGGTACTGTTCCTGTGCTGGTGCCTGCTGGAGCGGCGCAGCCTGCTGGAGAGGCTGTGCGTACTGCTGGGCAGGTGCCTGCTGCTGTACCGGCGCGAACTGCTGTGCCGGGGCCTGCTGCTGGACTGGAGCCTGACCGAAGGACTGGGCGACCGGAGCCGGACCCTGTGCTGCCGGACCTGCGGGACCTGCGCCCGGACCACCTGCGGGAGCACTGCCGACAGCCGGAGCGAACTTGCGGAGCTTCTGGTTGACCTTGCCCTCCCACTCGTCGTTGAAGACCTCGGCGGTGAAGCGGCGACCCTTCAGGGCCTTGGCGATCTGCTCGTTGGACGGGTCACGATCGAAGAAGTCAGAACCGAGTCCGACAGCATCCATCTGCTCGAAGAAGTAGCGCATGCCAGCGGGCTTGTCCGAGACGTAGAACGTGTGGAAGACACGTGCCTTGGCACGTTCGCCGGATTCGACTGCCGGGTTGATCTTGAAGCGGGCGTTGCCGTCCTTTTCTTCAACCTTGGCCTCATCGACAATTACGAAGCTGTAACGGTCGGGATTCAGCGGGGCAAACTTTGCGCCCTCGGCATCTGCTTCTTTACGACGTTCGGACCAGCTCTTGAGTGGAGACATTGTGTATATTACCTTTCGGAATTTCTTTGGTTACTACAGTTTAGGCGTTTACGTCTGTGTGTCAATTACATGTTTGGAAGTTCAACACCATTTGCAGACTGTGTAGCCTGC